GTGGAAAGAGGTCCCGGCGGGTGCCGAGGATAGATGTATGGCCTCCAAGAAGGCTTGGGCGTCTGCACTTAGAATTAACCTGGAACAAAACTAACCTATGTTTGAAGGTGCTGGATTCTTAGGAACGCTGTACGTCAACCTCACGGCGGACTCCCTCCGTCTCGTCACCGGGATGCGGACGGCGGAAGGGACCCTGAAGGCGAGCAGTACAGTCATGCTCAAACAGGCGGGTGTCCTCGCCGCCGGCGTCACCGGGGCCCTCTCGTTGATAGGAGCCGCAGCGGTGCGGGAGTTTGCCAAGTTCGATAAGGCCATGACGGAGGCCTTCTCCATCATGGGTGACTTGAACGAGGGCCTACAGAAGCAGATGAAGGATACGGCAATCGCCCTATCCAAGGAGGGTGTGAAGTCGGCGGAGGATCTTGCCCACGCCTACTTCTTCCTCGCTTCCGCCGGGTTCAATGCGGAGGAGGCAATGTCGGCTCTCCCGGTCCTCGCCAAGTTCGCCACGGCCGGCAACTTTGAAATGGCCCGGGCGACCGACTTACTCGCCGATGCCCTTTCCGCCTTAGGCCTGCGGTCGAAGGATCCCATCGAGAACATAAAGAACTTGACCAGGGTATCCGACGTGCTGACCAAAGCGAACATCCTCGCCAATGCGTCGGTGGAACAGTTCAGCGCGGCCCTCACCAACCGGGCGGCCGCGGCCTTGCGGGCTGCGAAGAAGGACGTGGAGGAGGGGGCGGCGGTGTTGGCCGTCTTCGCCGATCAGGGCACCAAAGGGGAAGAGGCTGGCGAGGCCCTAGCGATCGTGCTCCGGGACCTACAACGGACTGCCATAGAGAACAAACAAGTATTCCACGACATGGGCATCAACATTTATGATGCCTCCGGGAACATGCGGAACATGGCCGACATCGTGGAGGACTTTGACAAGTCCCTGGCCGGGGCCTCCGTCCAGCAGAAGAGGTTGGCCTTTGAGCTACTGGGCTTCCAGGACCGATCCCTCTCCAACATCCTCGCCCTCATGGGAACGTCGGAGCAGATCCGTATCTACGAGCGGGAGTTGAGGAAGGCGGGCGGAACTACGGACGAGGTGGCGGGCAAGCAGCTCCAAGCCTTCTCCGCTCAACTCACCATCACCGTCAATAACATCCGGGCCCTATTCATCGCCATCGGGGAGGCGCTGGCCCCGGCCCTACTCCAGCTCAACGCCTACTTGAAGGAGATCTCGGCCGACCCGTCGTTCGTGTCGGCCCTCAAGGAGATGGCAGGTTACTTGGGGACTACGATCGTAGTCGCAATTAAGGCGGCGGTGGAGGCGTTCAAGTATCTGCGCACCGGGATCAAGGTGGTGGAACTAGCCTTCTGGTCGATTGCGGAGACTTCATTGGTGGTGTTCCAGAAAGTAACGACTGTATTGCAGGAGATCATCAACTCCTTCCTCACGGGAGTGAACACCGTGATAGCCGGGGTGAACCAACTACTGCAGAAGTTCGGGGACAAGCTGAACACCCTCCAGAGGTTTGTCAACCCGCTTGGCTCCGCCCTCGGCGGACCGACGGCTCCGGACTTCAGTAAGAAGATCCCGATGCTGGGCGACGTCTCCCTTGGGATGTCCCCGGAAGCCTTTGACAATGCGATCAAGCAATTTGGCCAGCTCAAGGCCGGGGTGATCAACGACCTAGTGAAGCCGTGGTTGGAAGAGGTCCCGAAGATCTTTCCGGTCGTCCAGCAGATGGCGGATGCTTACGACGAGGCCTACCTCAAGGGCATCGAGCACGAGGAGAAGATGGCCGCAGCTTTGAGTGGCACCGGGAAAGCCTATGTGGAAGCGTCCGAGAAGATGAAGATCTACCTCGCCCAAATGGAGGCTATGCAGAAAGTGACCGGGGCCCAAAGTCCGCTCAACCGTATGGGCATCGATGCGGAGGGAGCCAAGGCCTTATACGGAGCGGGAGTGTCCGCCGAAACCCTGCAAGGGTTGGCCCGTCCCACCCTCCCTAAGACGGTGATGGGCGACGACCTCCACGTCAATGCTTTGATGAGCCTACGACAGGAAAAGGAGGACGCGGAGAACCGGCTCGCCATCCTCGAGGAAATGGGGAACAAGGAATTGGAGCAGAACGAACAGTTCATGAAGCTGAAGGAGGAGGCTATCAAAGCCCACAACGCCCGGCTGCGGGCGCTCCAGTATGCCGAAGCCCAAATGGTTCTCCAAGCGGGGCAGAACATGTTCGATAGTCTCGCCCAAGCTGTCAAGGGTTTTGCCGGCGAACAGTCCAAGGCCTACATGGCCATGTTTGCAGCGTCGAAGGCGTTTGCGGTTGCGGACGCCACGGTGAAGATTGCCCAAGGAGTAGCGAACGCCCTCTCGCTCCCGTGGCCGGCCAACCTCGTCGCGGCGGCCTCCGTCGTTGCGGCCGCGGCCAACATCATTACTACGATCCAGTCCGTCCAACTGGCGATCAGCGGCAACCGGGAGTTCGGTGGAGGCGTGTCGGCCGGTAAAGCCTACATGGTGGGAGAGAAGGGGCCGGAAGTCTTCTCCCCGGCATCCAACGGAACCATCCTACCCAACGACCGGGTAGGAGGGAATGTAAGGGTCGTCATCAACAATTACACCGACGCTAAGGCTTCCGTCACCGAGCGTCAGGAGGGATCGGAAAAGGTCATCGAGATCGTCCTCAAACGGCTCAAGAGCGAAATGGCCTCCGAAGTCCGGGACGGCCGTGGAGAAGTGTCCCGGGCTCTTGAATCCTCGTACAGTCTCCGGAGGGGCAAATGACACCGCGTGTCTTTTGCGTTGTCGCCGGCGATCGGGCCGGAAGGCGGACCGAAGGCCCCGGTAGGGGTTCGGCTTTAAGACGGAGGTGTTTATGGAGCTAGCACTCGAGACGACGTGGCCCGACTTACCGTTGCCGAAGGTGAACTACAACGGCGTCCCGCGGAACACAACCCTCGTCAGCAAACGGGACGCTGCCTACATCACCCGGCGATCCCGGTTTGAACGCACCTACTCCGCCTTGTCAGTCTCGTGGTGCCTCACCGACGACCAGATGGAGGCCTTTGAAACGTTCTTCGCGGAGGAGCTCGACAACGGGATCGCCCAGTTCAAGATTGAACTCCGCTACCCGGAGAACACCTCCCTCAAAGAGTGGGCGGTCCGGTTCGACGAAGGTTACACGACCTCCAACGAGGAGGGAACCTGGCTAGTCCAAGCCTCTTTGGATCTCATCGGCCCGGTTCAGATCCCGGAGGCGGCGACGACCGAGTGTCCGGTGACGGACGGGCTGATCGCTTGCTTTGAAGCCTTGAACTTGGACGGGACTAGCCCGGTGGACTTCTGGAGGGATGTGAGCGGGTGGGAACATCACGCTGTAGCTTCTCCCACGGCCGGCTCCGCCCCGGCCTACCAAGCGAACGCCTTTGGGTCCAGCCCCGGTGTTGTGTTCGACGGGGTAGATGACGAAATGGACATCACCTGCCCGGTGGATGTACCGAGCGTGACGTTGTTCGTCGTTTGTTCCATACCCGCACAGGCGGGAGTGTTCGCCGGCCCGATTAACTGGAGGACGGCGGGTAAGGCCGGGTTCCATTTCAACGATGCGAGGGGGAATGCCCTCCACTACTTGCCCGGCTTCCTCAAAACGGACTCGACCGGGGCCTTCTCGTTGTCCAAAGAACTTCAAGGCGGGTCCCAACTCGTCACCTTCCCGCTCGTCTATCCGGTAGGGCCGAGGTTGTTTGTGTGCCGGTTCGAGGTGGACGTGGCGTTGTCTTACCGCTACCAAGGGGAAGCGGGCGCCCCCAACCTCGACGGATACTTTGACTACAGCCCGGAGGCGAAGCTGGGATCCGTCAAAGGGGTGAATTGGCAAGGGACCCTCGGGGCCGTCCTCGTGTACAACCGGGCGTTGGAGGATGCGGAGATCGTGCTAGTCGAGAACTACCTGAACAGTAGGTATCCGTGTTTCTAAAATTAACCTAGCGGGCCAAACAGGCGAGCGGATAGGATAACCAAGCATGAGCAACACGACTCAGTGGGTGAAAGCAAGTGCCAGGCGGTTGCAATACAAGAACCGTTACATGAGCGGTGTCTATGTGGTCGGTTTCATTGTGTTCTTCACCTCCTACTTCACGACGTTTGACGAGAGCCAGGTTGTCTTGTCAGAGAAGAGGAACCCGGTGACTTACGACTATGTCCGACCCTGGATCAAGTCCATGATCGTCGGGTTGGTTTCGTTGGGTGCCTTGTTGGACGACCGGGTAGGGAAGAGGAGGAGGAAGATCGAGGAGGAAGAAACAAAAGGACACACTCAGGAGGAGTGGATCCGACAGGAACTAGAGAAAGGAAAAAAACAATGAGCAAGCTAATGAACAGTTGGAGAGCATCGACGGTGGCGGCCTTACTAATGGTCGCCCTCGTAGGAGGTTGTACAGGTGGTTGTGGGACCCTGGCTCCGGAAGGAGTGTACCAAGGGGACAAGTTCCTCTACGACGCGGACCTGGTCATCTCTACAGGTTATGAGATGATGCACCGGTTCGTGAAGTGGGAGTATGACAACCGGGCTGCACTCGCTAGTACACCGGAGATCAAGAAGGCGGCCGATAACGTGAGGGTGGGTGCTCCAGCTTGGATTGCCAGCGCCATCCGACTACGGGACGCCTACAAAGCGAATCCTAACGAGCAGGCCAAAACGGACTTGCTGAAGGCTCTGGATCTGATCCGCCAAGGGAACCGTGAGGCCCTGGGCTATCTATCCAAGTATGAGATGACAGTGAAACCTCAACCCTAGGAGGAAACATGGAAGCTAAAGTAGCGTTGACCGCGTTGGACGGGGCGCTGGGACTCATCGAAGCCCTAGGACCCATCATCCAGAAGATGGTGTCGGCGGGTGAGATCAGCGTCGTTGACCAGAAGGTGCTAGACGATCGGATCGCAGCTCTCCGTCCCGGTGGAACTATGTTCGCCGGCCCGGAGTGGAAGGTTGAATAATGAGAGAAGTACTCTACCTCGAGGATAACCCGCGCGACGGCGAGATCGTCGGCCATAAACTCAAGGCCATCGCAAAGGTTCAGGTCTGTCCTAATAAGATGCGGTTCCTCCAGCTGCTTCGTGAGCGGAGGTGGAGTTGCATCTTGATGGATCTCAACCTACCGGACGTCACCGGGGAAGAGGCGATCAAAATAGCCAAGGAAACCGTTCCACAGACACCCGTCATCATCTTGACGGGTTCTGTGGATGATAAGGACGCCAATAAGGCGTGTGCCTACGGGGCGAGGCGATACTTCCTCAAGGACCGGATGGAAGGACTACCGGACGCCATCGAGGACGTGTGTAAGACGGCTGATAAAGAGGATGAAGATGTGCGGGAGAACCGGGCGGCCTTGTTAGGCCATACGGTCACCGGAATCATCCACGACTGGAACAATGTCCTCGGCCCGTTCCTCACTGGGCCTCCGCTCCTACGGAAGTTGATCATGGACGAGTTTCACGTGACCTCCTTGCCAGAATCTATGGAGAAGACGATCAGCGCAATGGAGGGTGCCGGCCGCCACGGGGCGGAGATGTCGAAACAAATCACCGCCTTCGTCCGCGGGTCCAACGGATTCAAGACCCGTCCCGTCACGGCGGAGTATCTCCTCACCGAGATTGGACAGGTCATGCGGGATAGGTTTCCGAAGAACATCCGCCCGTCCACTACTACCCATCCCGGGACTTCCTCTGTGAAGTGTGACCCGACCCAAATCCACCAGGTGCTGCTGAACCTATGTGTCAATGCCCGGGACGCTATGCCGGGCGGCGGGGAGATCCACGTCACCGCCCAGGATGTCCATTTGAACGAGCCTCCGTTGGTGGGCGAATACGTCATGTTCCACGTCCGGGACACCGGGCCGGGCATTCCAGAGCCCGTGGCTGCTAAGATCTTCGAGCCTTACTTTACCACGAAGGATCTCGGTAAAGGCACCGGGGTAGGACTTTCCGTTGCCCGGAAGATTGTGTTGGATCACAAGGGAGAGATCGACTTCAAGACGGGGGAAGCCGGGACCAGCTTCTTCGTGTACTTGCCCGCCACCCGGGAGGGAGTGGATGCCGGGAAGAAGAGGGTGGAACGTTTCGACGGGCAGGGCAAGACTGTTTTGTTTGTGGACGACGAAGTACACATGCGCCATTTGGTCGAGGTCATCCTCGAGGACGCGAAGTACCGGTGCCTCATCGCCAACGGTGGGATGGAGGCCTTGTCCTACTTCCGCTCCGGGGAGAAGATCCACCTCCTCCTCACGGACTTGGACATGCCGATGATGGACGGCCAGCAGCTCTCCCAATTGTTGAGGGCCCAACGGTTCAACTTGCCCATCATCATGGTGACGGGACAGCCGGGACTAGACATCGAGACGTTGGATCCTCGCCCGGATGAACTGTTACACAAACCCATTGAACCTGACAAGCTGCTCCTCGCATTGAAGGTAGCCTTAAGATTATGACTCCTTGGCCGGACACCGTTCCTTCGCCACTTGTGCGTGCCCAAGTGAACGCCGATCCTAGGTCGGAGGTCACCGAGATGGAAGGTGGGTGGATACGCCGCCGCCGGCAACATCTCAAGCCTAGGAAGGTGTGGGATGTGGAGTGGAACCTAGTCGGAGATCAATTCTCCGATTTCAAGGACTTCTTCGAGGGTGACCTAGCCAACGGGAGCCTGCCCTTTGTACTGTATCTGTTGGGAGGGCTTCACCAAGTTGTGTTTGCAGAGCCGGAGTACTTCTTCACCCGGACGGACAACCTCTTCAACGTCACGGCCAGTTTGGAGATCCTAGCGGACACCAACTGGATCCTAGCCCACGGGGTCTGGGATGATGAGGGCAATTGGGACGACGACGAAGAGTGGCACGATACGGAACCCTAACCTATGCCAAATCCATCACTCGAGGACGCGATCAAAGAAGCCTACGCGGTGGCTCCAACCAGCAAGGTGATTTACGACACGTTGGAGATCCGTCAGCCCACCGTCCAGGATCCCATCTACTTGGTCCGGGCCCAGAAGGAAATCGTGGCCTTCGACGAAGACGGGAACGAGCGGACGTTTCGGCCGGCGGGCTTCCAGTTCACCCTGCCCCCGGAGAACGAGGAGGGCTTCCGTAGCCTTAACATTGCCATCGACAATGTGGGCCGGGAGGTGAGCGACTTCGTGAATGCCGCCAAGTCGGAACAAGTCACCGTCGAAGTGATCTATCGTCCCTACCTGAGCGACGACTTAACCATCCCGCAAATGAACCCGCCGCTCGTCCTCTACCTCAAGGATCTTCAAATCACTCCGGCCCAGGTCACCGGTCGGGCTACTTTCATGGACATCGTGAACAAGAAGTTCCCAACCGAGCTGTACACCCGGGGCCGTTTCCCCGCACTAGGATGATGCACTGGATCGCCAAATACATAGGCCTCCCTTACGTCGAAGGCGGGCGGGATTGGCAAGGAGTGGATTGTTGGGGTCTGCTTTACTTGGTCTATCGTCACGAGTTGGGGATTGATCTTCCGGTCCTCCCCGGCATCATCCAAGGATCGCCATTGGTCATTACCCGGGAGATCCAGGAGCGGAGTAAGGATTGGGAGGAGGTTCCCAAGCCCGACGATACGGACGCGGTGGCTATGGGGCTCAAAGAGATTCCCCATCACGTAGGGATTTGGGTGGGAGCGGACGGAGGGAAAGTAGTCCACGCCTGGCATGGACTCTCCGTAGTAGCTGACACAATAAAGGACTTGCGGATCAAAGGTGTCCGCACTATAAAGTTCTTCCGTTATGGCCGTCATAGTTGAAACACCTAATGCGTTTGAGCCGTTGATCGGGCTGCGAAAGCACGTCCACCCCGGAGGTGTCAGCATTAGGGAGTGGCTCCACTTGACCTACCCCGGCTTCATCGAGTTCAACCAGCCAACCGTTTGTATAGTCAACGGGCAACCGACCCTCCGCCGGGATTGGGACAAGGAGATCAAGCCCAACGACGTCATCAACTTTGTGGCGGCTCCAGGTTGGGTGTGGGTTATTGTTTTGGTTGTGCTGTTGATCGTAGCGGTCGTCCTGGCCCTCACCTTAGGCCAGCCAACAACGCCCGGCGAACAGCCCGGCTCGGACCCGGTGTTCTCCACCTCCGGCCAGCGGAATAGCATCCGGTTGGGTGAGCCTATTGAGGTGAACTATGGCCGGAACAGAATCTACCCTAGCCTGGCATCCCGTCCCTTCTTCCGCTACGTGGACAACGATCAATTCCAGCACTCGTTGTTCTGCATCGGGCAGGGAACTTACGAGATCCACAACATCCAAGTGGGCGATACGGACATCAACGACTATCAGGAGGTGGAGTATGAACTCCTCGAGCCCGGCGACCAAACGACCCTCTTCAAGACGAACGTTTACACGTCCGTGGAGGCCGGCGGGCAAACGTTGTTTGCCGAGAACGAGCCGGAGTATGTCGCCCCAGGTTATGCGGGACCGTTCCCGGCCGTCCCGGTAGGCGAGACGACCGAAAGACTGGAGTTTGACTTCGTGTTTCCGAAGGGCATCTACAACATGGACAATAAGAAGGGTGACATGCATTCCATTGAAGTCACCCTGGAAGTGGAGATCCGGCTGATCGACGATCTTGGAGATCCGTTGGGTGATTGGGTCCTCTTCCTCAACCCGACCATTGTTGGAGCGACTACTACCCCGCAACGAAGGACAATCGGGGACGTGGTGGCGGCCGGCCGCTACGAGGCCCGGGTCCGGCGGTCCGGGACTAAGAGCCTCTCCTCCAAGGTCGGCTACGATGTGGTGTGGGAGAGTATGCGCTCCTTCCTCGTCGGGGACGAGCCCGACTTCGGCAACGTCACCCTCCTCGCCGTGAAGATCCGGGCCACGAACAACCTCAACTCGCGGACCCAGGAACGGTTCAACGTCCTCGCGACCCGAAAACTACCTACCCGCGGGCACGATGACTCGAGCGGGGCCAGCTTCACGGTGCCCGTAGCCACCCGGTCCATCGTGTGGGCGTTCGTGGACATCTTCCGCAACAGTGCCTACGGGGCGAGGGTGGTCGAGGATAAGTTCTTCGATTGGGATGCGCTCCTCGACCTCGACGACTTCTACGAGGGCCGGGGTGAGCATTTTGATTGGACGTTCCGGGATGCTATTACGGTGTGGGAGGCGGCGAAGGTTGTGGCGAGGGTAGGCCGGGCGGTCCCGTTGCTGATAGGATCCCTCATTACGATGCGGAGGGACGGGCCACTCACCGTCCCGGTGACCATGTTTACCCCGAACAATATGGTCAAAGGTTCCTTCGAGTGGTCCGTGAAACTGTGGGAACCTAACGAGAACGATTCCATTTCGGTAGAGTACACGGACCCGGACACCGGCTATAAACAAGAGCAGGTGCTCGCCGTCCTCCCCGGCGGGACCACAGACAACCCAATGGACCTGCGGTTCCCCGGCATCCAGGACCGGAATCATGCCTACAGGGAAGGCTTGTACATACTCGCCTCCCAACGATACCTTCGGGAGAACATTTCCTTCGACACCGGGATGGAGGGTTTCATCCCTAGCTTCGGCGACCTCGTCCTGATCGCCCACGATATGCCAAGGTGGGGCCAATCCGGCTACGTCGTGGCGGTGAGGGACCTGGAGGGTTGTAATCGCTTTGACCTTTTCCTGTCAGAGCCCGTTACGTTTACGGAGGGGCAGGAACACGCCATCCTGTTGCGTGGGAGTAAGGGTGAGGTGTTGGGTCCCTTCGTTGCGGAGTCCACCGAGGACACTAAGAAGGTGACCATTACTACTACGGGTGAGGAGGTGGACTTCCTCCTCACCGGGCGGACCGATCCAATGTTGTTCATGTTCGGAATTGCCGAGCAGTGGACGAAGTATGGGAGGGTGGTCAAGATTGAACCAATGGGAGGGGAACGGATCAAGGTCACTTGCGTGAACGAGGATCAGACGATTCACTCGTTCGACGACTTGATTGCTCCGCCACTCACCTTCCCGTCCTTGCCTCCGGTGACGCCCGACCTCCCGGTGATCCCGGCCCTCTACCTCTCCCAAGTGGACGACTACGTTCAGGCCTCCTGGCTCGCGGCGTTTGGGGCCCAATCCTATATTGTACAAACGTCCACCGACGGGACAAACTGGCAGTACCGGGCGGACACCGTAAGAACGTCGGCCTTGTTCATTGCCGAACCGGGCCTACTTTATGTGCGGGTAGCCGCGATCAATTTGGGACAGGGTCCTTGGATCCAGGACTCCATTGAGTTGGGCCGGTGGATCCTCGAGGATGGAGTGTGGGACGACGACGGTGTGTGGAAGGATAACAAAATCTGGAACGATGATTGACCTATGATCGACAGCATTGCCAATAATGAAACAGGTGCCTCCGTTCGAGGTAAGCTCAACGACGCGATCGACCTCCTCAACGGGTTTGCGGATCCTGACGCGAGTGTGACCCCGGTGCAAACCCGTTATGGAGTCACGGCCCTAACGGGAGGCGGGGCCACGGGCCTCGACGGGATTGCGACGGTAGATATGGCGGTGGGGACAATGATAGCTGTGGTGATTAGTAACAGCACCCACATCTACCGGCTCATCTCCGCCACCACTGCCGAGAACTCACCCTACTTTATCCGGCCGGACGACTACGCCGGGACGACGAATGAGAAGGTGTGGAGGTTGCTGAACTTCACCACCAACTCCATCGTCGCCAAGTCTCAGATCTCAGTCATAGATTCTAGTAGTGCCACTGTCATTGCCCTTGGGATTGACGGAAGCGCCTTCTTTAATGGTCAAGTGTCCCTACTATCACCGGATCCTCCAACCAATCCCACCCACGCCGTCACGAAGGGTTACGTGGACGGGGCGGTTGGGGTCTGCGGAACGTTGGCCCTCGGCAACGGGGTGAGCGGAGGAACCGTCACCGGGTTGGACTTGGACAGCGGATCTCCCACGGCCGTGCTTCTGACGGTTCAGATCCCGACCGGAGGCGGGTTCATGTCAGCTTGTTTGGTGGACGCCCCTACGTCCGACGGTTTTACTTTCGCCCTATCAGGTATGACAGATTCCACTAACTACAAACTCCACTACCACGTAATCACATGAACTACAAAAAACTAGGCATCCTCGTGTTGGGGGCAGGGCTGCTCATGGCAGCTACAACTCCCTTCTTCATCAACAACGGGAAGTTACAGAGCCACCTGAACATGGGAGGGTTCAAGGGCACCAACTCCGCCTCACCCTCCTTGAGCGGAGATCTTGCCACGAAGGGTTACGTGGACACAACCGTGGGAGGAGCAGGGACGGTGACGAGCGTAGCCCTGACCGTCCCGTCCTGGCTAACGGTTGCCGGGAGTCCGGTGACTTCGAGCGGGACCCTAGCAGTCACCGCCGCATCCGGGCAAACCGCTAACACTATCCTCGCCACCCCGGACGGGATGACGGGGGCGGCCTCCTTGCGTGCCCTTGTGGCGGCGGATATTCCAAACCTGGCCGCTAGTAAGATCACCAGCGGGACCCTCGACGCTGCGAGGATCGGGACCATACAAACCACGGCGGACGGTGGCAGTCATTCTCTCAAGAAGAAGGAGTACATTGTCTTAACCCATCCACACTCCTTCGAGGGCACCGGGGCGGTCCCGGCCACAACCAACACGACACCCTACTTCGGCCAGGCAGTCTTCGCCGCGGCCGGAGGGGTGGCCACCAATTACGTCGAATACACCCTGACCGTCCCGGAGGATATTGACACCGGAGTCAACCTCAAGGTCGAGCGGTTTAAGTTCCGGCTCGGGGCGGCGGACACCGGGGCCCATACCTATGTACTCACGATGGTAAGCGGGGCGGACTCCTCCACCTACGACTCTCCGACGTTGGGGCAAACGGTGAACCTTACCTTTGCGGGCGACGCCTCCGGTGCGAGCGGGGACGTGGAAACGATTAGCAACGTCATACTCACCAACTGGAACTCAAACGTCACGGCCGGCCAGTTGTGGAGGATCCGGTTGGCCCGGGACGGATCGGACGCGAGCACAGCGATCTCCTTTTCCGGCCCGTTGGTGATTAGCTATGGAGGGACCCAATGAAATTCTCCCGTAGGAACTTCATTAAGACGGGTTTGATCTTCGTCCCGGCGGCCACGTTGATGGTGCCGTTGGATAGGATTGAGGCCGGTGTAGTCCTTCCCGGTCCACAAAGAGGTTTGTTTGCCGGGATCAGTGCGGCGGCGGCCGCTGCTCTCAGCGATTGGGTGACGAGGGTTCAGGGGCAAGGATCGGACGTTACCATTGCGGGCACTCGGACGGCGGTGGGCATCTTTATCGACGGTTGCTTGACAGATGCGACATGGACCAAGCTCGTTCGCTGTGGCATCTACGCGGGCGACGGGTTGGCTGCGATCAGCGCTCCGCTCAAGAACACGGGCGGGAGCGCCACGGACACGCGTGTCAATTTTGTTAGCGGCGACTACGCCCAGGCGACCGGGTTGGGAGGGAGCACTTCTACGTCGAAGTACATCCGCACCGGCTTGCAATTTGATTCCGTGTTGATGGGGGACCAAAATATCCACATGTCATTCTACATTCGTGAAGGACCGGACGCGGGAATCACGATGCAGAACACAGTGAACGGCGCCGCCTTTTGCGGGTTATACATAGGTTCAACCACGGGTGGCAACGATACCTTGGCGGCGTTTTGGACAAAGAGTGATGTTGCAGGAGGCATAGCTTTCACCGATACAAGTCCAATCGGTATCGGCCATTACATCGCCAGCCGAACCTCTTCAAGTGCGATAGCCATTTACAAGAACGGAACGTCAAAGGCCACAGATACCACGTCTGGTCCAGCTAGAGTCAGTATGGAGATCAGCTTTCACTGCATGAACTACATGGGTTCGTTCGTGAACCCGACGGCACGAAAGTTTGAGTTCTATTCTATCGGGACGGGACTTTCCTCCACGGACGCAACCAATCTTACAAACCGTTACACTACGCTGCGAACAGCCCTTGGACGATGAAAATCACCACAAGAGAACAGAAGCCTAGCAAGGTGGTTTGGTCGGTGGTTTGGTTGCTGCTTTGGATTGCCCTCGTAGGCGCCATCACAGCCGCCTGGATTTGGGCCCTCTTCCACGCCGGATTCAATGTCGGATGAAATGAAAGGAAACTATGAACACAAAACAAAGCAGTGCATTCACGTTGGTTGAAATCATGATCGTCGTCGCCATCATCGGCTTGTTGGCGGCCATTGCCATCCCGAACTTCGTCAAGGCCCGGGAGAACGCCCAACTCAACTCCATCCTCAACAACCTTCGGATCATTGAGGGGGCGAAGGATCAGTGGGCCCTAGAGATGAAGAAGGGGACGGGTGACACTCCCGATTGGTCAACCAACGGGCTCGCCGGCTACATCAAAGGAGGGAACGTCAAGTCCGTGGTCGGGGAAACCTACGACGCGACGGTAGTTGGCTCTCCGAGCAAAGCCAAATTGCCGGGGACGATCAAGCTCGGCAGCTACTCCGGCGGCTCCGAGATCTCTTCCGAATGAGCGACAAGTCCAAGGAGCTCTGGAAATGGATCGTGATACTAGGGACCCTTGGCGTCGCGGCAACCATCATAGCGTTGGCTATGTTATGACCTCTACAAGTCTGGGAAGGAACCCTAGAACACAAACCACGCCCTGTCGGGCACCCTTGAATTGGGCAAGGAGGACCCTTCCCAGACTTAGAGTTCAATCACCTTCCCCGTTTCCAGCTCTTCAATATGGGTGACTTGTATGATTTGGATGCCCATGTCCTTCGCCAACTCCTCGAGCATCGTCCGAACATTCTCCCGGTACTGGGCGGACACAAACTTAAACGGCTCGTCGAGTAGGATGATCTTGCTGAGGCGGGGCCGGTGGAGCATTAAGCAAGCCGCACGCAAGGCGAAGGCCGCGACATCTACGATCCCGCCTCCGCTGGCCGTGAGAGGATCCACTACCAATTCCTGTCTTACGAATTGGAGCGAGGCCTCCGTGCGTCCGCGCTTCCGGTCGAATTGGACCCGGAACTCGTAGGGATCGTCGAAGACAGCCGAAAGACACGAGCTGACTACCCCGCTTATTTTCTGGTGGGCTTGTTGCTGGACAGCTTGGGCAAGGAGTTGGAGGATCTCCTGCGCGTCTTGAGTCCGGCAGAGGACCCGCTCAGCTTTACCCTTAGCCTTCGTTTCCTCTTCGACCGTCCGTTCAAGGAGCTTGAGTTGGACTTCCAGGCGTCCGACGGCCTCCTCTTCCTGTTCCAGCGTCATGTTGATCATTCCTTTCCGTCCTTCTTCCACTTCTGTTCATACTCCTCGAGGGCCCGCTCGAACTTCTTCTGGGCCTTATCCCGCTTCTCCTCCAGCTCGGTGAGTAGGGCCTTGGCCTCCTTCAGGTCGGAACACTCAAACTCCTCCTTGAGCTGTTTCATCAATTGGGTGAGGGCTCCTTTCGCCCGTTCCGCCTCCGACTTGGCATCGTCCACCTCCCGCTTGAGCCGGCGATAAGTCTCCTCCGTGATCGTGTTGTTCATAGTAGGGATTTGAAGCACTTCTGGAACTCGTCGTTGGTGAGGACAATGATCACCTCCTGTTGTAGCATAACGGCCCAGTCCCCCGGCTTCGCCTCGACGAGTTCATCCTTGGGTGTAACGGCCGACCAGTTGTTTCCTCCGATAAGGTGGAACCGGCGGGCAACCCACACCGGGATGTGGTCGTGATGGGAGAATTGCCAGGCTGTTACGTCCTCGTGGGTCCCTATCTTGGCTTGGTGGGTGGCTTTCATTGATCATTGTCCATTAGGAATCGGTGCCTTGCCGCCTTCTTGTTGGCGGCGGTCGGACGTTCCGCCCCGCAGACGGGACACATCTTCCAGCCCCGCGGGACGGATATCACTTGGGCGTTGGTTGTGTCGAGGTAGAGGATCCAACCCTCGTGGTGAGAATCGGGCCTCACCCCTTCAGTGATGTGACTGCACCAGTATTTGCTTTTCATGTTTGTTCTAGGGCTCGCAAAATTATCTCCTTAGTCCGTTCCTCCACCTCTTCGGTCCGTAAATGGTTCTCGACGGCCTCCCGAAAGTCCAGCCCGTGTTCCCCTAAGGCCTCCAACCCTTCGATGAACTCGGCCATGTTCAGCGGGACCTCTTTCCGCTCGGCGGCGTCCTCGTGGAACTTATCGATGGAGGTGTCGAGCCTATGGCGTTGAACGGATCCGTCGTCGTAGAGGATCCCGACTTTCGGTTGGTAGTCGATCTCGTCGGACTTCCGGCGGATCAATCCTCCACAGTTGATCACCTTCGTTTCCGACTCGACCAAATCAGCCAGGAACCCTTTGTGGTTATCACCGAACACTGCCACGTCATATCCCGCTAGGGAGGAGGTGAAGGTGCTGAGGTGGCACCCTTCGGGGGCGCCGGGGTAGGACTTGTCCTTCACCCAACAGTATTCGTGGATCAGGGCGATGTGGAGATAGCCTCCCTTCCCGTCGAAAGGAAGGATACGTTGGCCCCAACCAAACCCGTGTACATAGGCCCCTTCCCAACCCTCCACCCTCCCGCTGATGTCGTGGATCTTTCCGACCCGCTTGAGGACTCCATATCCACACCGGTGCATCTCCTCCATCCGGTGCATCGGGAGGTCGTGTTGGCCGGGCACACAAAGCATTCCATTGGGAAGGTGTTCCAGCGCGAAGTTGATGAGCTCCGGCGGGGCGTTCCAACGGTCGAAGATGTCGCCGGCGCAGAGGACCGGGAGTGGTTGGATCCGGTTCAAGGAGTGGGACAAGTCCCGGACTTGCTTGAGGTAGTGGGCTTGGACTCCCATCCAATCCTTATCGGCCCGACATACGGGCTGAAGGAGGGAGAGGTGGAGGTCGGCGATTGCGATGGCTATAGGTTTCATTTTCTTAACATGAACCAAACAGAGAATAGGATCCCTCCAATGAACCCGGCCAGGAAGGCGAGGAACAAAACTAGGAGAGGGTTTGATTGCAAAGTGGGCATAGTTTGTCTTTCGTTTGGGCGTGGAACTTCTGGTCGGCTTCCTCGAGCTTCTCCCTCGCGTTCATGGCCTTGGAGGTCGCAACCCGGATGGACTCTACGATCCTATCCAATGCGGCGTAAGCTACGGCGGCCTTTCTTCGGTCCTGGTCGGCGGCCTCCACCCCGGCAAAGTCCGGCGGGGCCTTTACTCCTTGGAGAGCCCGCGCATCTCTGATAATACCCACCAGCTCGACGTTCTTCTCCGTGAGATCAAGTAGCCCCCGGAGATCCTCAAGCACCCGGCGACCATCATCGGATTTCTCCTCAAGGTTCCTTTGCAGATCTCGACACTGACGGACTCGGCCGAGCACGGACACCAATCGATCGTGACGTTGATTGTGTTGGGTGAATTGTTCATGTAGGGTTTTGAGGGACTTGAACTCTTCGACACGGGTTCGCTGCGGCTCCAACTTCTCCAATTCCGTCTTCGCCTCCACCAGCCGCTCGTCGGTGAGGGCGACCCTCTCTTGGGCTTGGCGGACCGACGCCGCGATGTTGGAGAGGGCCGTATCAATCACGGTTAGGTCCACCACGGCGTTCAGCCTCCGCGAGATCTCCGGGGCTGACTCGTTGAACCAAAACGGACTGTCATGTTGGTTCTGGAAGTTGATATTGTTGAGTTGGAGCAGGTCCCGGATGTCGGGTGGGACATCCTGCCCGAAGGCCTTGTACTCCTCCCCGTCGAGCTCGTAGGCGTTGTCGTGTTTGCCCCGCCGCCGGACGATAACCCGCTTCTCCTTCCCGTCGGAGAGGGTAAGGGTGACGGTGGTTTCCTTTTCCCCCTCCTTAATGAACTCGTCACCGGGTATGTTGTTGAGACAAACCCAACCTAGGGCCCGGAGGATGGAGGACTTGCCTACGTCGGAGGGTCCCTTGATGGTTGTGATCGTGGGAGAGAAGACGACGACAACCCTCCCATGGCATTGGAAGTTCTCCAGTTGTAATGACTCAAGTTTCAGCATCGCACCGTATTATCTTCGGCGGCCCCGGACGAGGCCCTAAAATTCTAAAATTTTAGAATTGATTCCACCTACGCTGGCATATTAAACCTACCCCGTTGCTAAAAACCAACTAACTAAGACACCGTGAAATGAAACTATGAAATCATCGACCGCCGTCGGATTAAACCCGCGCAAGGTATTCAAGGACGTGCAGCCTATGTTATGGAAGATTGCTTGGAGGTATTCGCAAATGTACCCCGTCACCTTTGAGGAGGCTAAGAGCGAGGCTTACTGGTGCTTCCTGAAAGCGTGCCGGCTGTACCGGACGGGCCACAAGATGAAGTTCTCCTCCTGGTGCCACTTCGTAGTTACCCAACAAATGAAGAGCTGGATCATGCGGGAGTCCAAACGGTCGGCGAAGATCGTGTACTACGAGTTCGCTGAAACCCTCCCGGAGGTCGCCGTCGAGGATCCACCTACCCCGGTCCTATCCGCTTCCACCCCGCCCCGACACTGCGGACAGATAATCTGGCGGATGTTACACGAAACACCAGCGGAGTTATGGGACCTCATGGCCGGGCTTTCCCAGGACGGCCAGGAGCTGGTATTACTGCTAATGGAGATTCCGCAGGACTTTCGGGGAACGGCTCACACCCACTTCAGGAAAGCCAAGGCCAAGCTGAAGCGTCAGGTCGAATGCCCTACCCGTATTGAACAAGCTGTGCAGGAACTGGGTGCTGCCCTGCTCACCCGGTTTCGCGCATCGTGAAGCTACGACCCTTTCAACTCGAAGGCGTCAAACAGATCTACCAGTTTCGTGGACGGGCCTTACTCGCCGATGAGATGGGCTTGGGCAAGACAATCCAAGCCCTCTACTGGGTGACGAAGATTCCAACCCGACGCCCGGTGATCATTGTGTCCCCGGCTTCCATGAAGTATGTGTGGCAGCTGGAGGCCTCCGACCACTTCGACCTACGGACTGAAGTGCTCGAGGGGCGGAACGGAGGCCGTGATTCCCTCTCGAAGCGGGGCATCTACATCATCAACTACGACATCCTCCACAGCTGGCTCCCGATCCTCCTCCGGTTGAGGCCGGAGTGTGTGATCATAGACGAAGTCCATTACTGCAAGTCCCTCCGGGCCAAACGGACGAAGGCCGCGCTAGCTTTAACCCGCGGTGTCCCGTCCGTCATCGGGTTGTCAGGCACCCCGTTGGTGAACCGGCCGATCGAATTGTGGCCGGCCTTACATATGATCCGCCCGGACCTCTTTCCCTCCGTCCGTCATTACGCTTGGAAGTATTGTGCTCCCCGGTGGACGCCTTGGGGCTGGAAGTATGACGGGGCTCAGGATCTGAAACAGCTGAACCGGTTGTTGGCGGAGTCCTGTATGATCCGCCGCCTCAAAAAGGATGTACAGACAGAGCTCCCGGCCAAAACCCGACAGGTCGTTCCATTCCGGTTGGAGGACCGGAAGGAGTATGACCAAGCAGAACAGGACTTCCTAGGTTGGCTCCGGTCCATCAGCCCAGCCCGGGCCTTACGGGCAGCTCGCAGCCAGGCCCTCACCCGCATCGGGTATCTGCTCCGGCTCGTCGCCAAGCTCAAGCTCGACCAAGCGAAGGGGTGGATTGACGATCTCCTCGAGGCCAACCCGCGGGAGAAGATCGTGGGCTTTACCCGGCACACCTTCGTCGTCGATACCCTTTACAAGGAGTATGGTCACCGCGCGGTTATCCTCGACGGCCGGGTGACTGGGCGGCACCGGGAAACCGTCCACCGGGCTTTCCAAACGAACAAGCGGATCCGGCTCCTCCTCGGCAACCTCCAGGCCGCCGGGACGGGCATCACTTTGACGGCGGCCTGGCGGACCTTCTTCTTCGACCTCCCTTGGACACCGGGCGACCTCCTCCAAGCAGAGGACCGGACGCACCGCATCACCCAGAAGCACCCGGTCCTCATTTACTATTTGGTCGCCATCGACACCGTGGAGGAGAAGCTCATGAAGATATTAAAGCGCAAGGCTTCGATACTCGACGCAGTCTTGGACGGGAAAGCGCGTTCGACAGACTTGGACGTGTTTGACGAGCTACTACGCGGCCTTGGAAGGAATCGTTGAAGACAACGCAAAGACAACGCTATGGATTCAGCCCAGGAAATGTTCCGGGAATGGAAGGTCCCTTTCGTCGAGGGAGGCCACCGGCATGCCCGCGAAGGCTGGCTCCAACTCGACTGCCCGTCCTGCGGGCCGGGTTCCAATAAGTTCCACCTAGGGTTCAACCTCGCCGGCCGTTACTTTCATTGTTGGAGATGTGGGTGGATGCCTGCCCGGAAAGTCCTTACCCTCTGGAGGGTGCCGGAGGAGAGGATCCGGTCCTTCTGGGAGGTCCGCCCGGTCCGTGAGGTCCGGGAGAAGGTGGCCGGCCGGTTGAAGGAACCCGCCGGCCGGGGCCCGTTGCTTCCCGTCCACCGACGATATCTCAAGGGCCGCGGGTTCGACGCGCTGGAGCTGGAGCGGATGTGGGGCCTGGAGGGATTGGGTCTGCTCCCGGTCCTCCCGTGGCGACTTTACATCCCGGTCCTGTTCCGCGGGCAACGGGTATCGTGGACAACCCGGGCCGTCGGGAAGGCCCAGCCACGGTACATCTCCGCCGCACCGGAGGAAGAAGCCACCCCGATCAAGGACTTGATCTACGGGTTGGACTTCGTCCGGGATTCAATCGTTGTGGTCGAGGGTCCCGCGGATGTGTGGAGGATCGGGCCCGGAGCGGGCGCCCTGTTCGGCTCTGCTTATACCCCGGCCCAGGTCCGGCTGATCGCCCAAGTGCCCCGCCGGTTCATCCTTCTGGACCGGGACGCCGGCCACGTTGCCCGGAGGTTGGCCGGGGAGCTCGGTGCCCTACCCGGCCGGACGGTCCTCCTCAATTCCCGGTCCGACGATCCCGGGACGATGGACGACCGGGAGCTCGCCCGGCTCCGCCGATTTGTGGCTATGTAAAGGCACTACCTTTTCCATGCCTTCCCGGTCCGTCGGGACCCTCCGAAGGTCCATCCCGATGGTCCAGCAGATTATTCTAAAATTTTAGAGAACCCGGTGTTGACGGGATATCAAGCCGGGGCCATATTAGCGCATGAGTAAAAATTCGAAAACACAAACAATCAAATTACACCCGCGGGCGTTCACCATTGAGCTGTCCGGTATCCAAATGGCCATCCTCCATAAAGCCCTCCGGTTCGCCCTGCTCGACAACCAATTAAGCCGGACGGCCCGGGCCGAGCTCGAGCTCATGGTCGGCATGTCCGACCAAACCAAACCCGAGTCCGGTGGCCCGGTCGAGGGTGTCCTCAACTCGTGGTTCTCGTAAACGACGGGCCTCTAACCCGCTTATATCAACCCGTATGAACGAAAATGTTAAAGTCGGTGATAAAGTAAAGGTCACGTTTGAGTCGGGCAACCGGCTCACCGGGACGGTGACGGAGGTCATCGAGCCGGGTAAAATCATCTTGGCCCGGTTCGGCCGGGGAGAGGACCGGTTTACGAGCGTGGTCCAATGGACCACCTGGAACGGTTACTCGTTCAGCTGGAAAGAGAACATTGGTCGGGCCGAGGACTTCCAAAAGCGGCAGATCGAACTCGACCACCAATTCAAGGGTCTATGATCCACCATATCAACATGTTAGACATTAAAGTAAAGCTCGCCTCCATCGGGATCGGGGCCTATGCCCTCCTATGGGTCGCCCTTACTTTTCTCGGCTAGGACGGGCCACGAACCCGCTTATATCACTCGTATATGGTAACAAACGAGAAACAAACGGTGTTCGGGTTCGCTCCCACGGCGGTGATCCGCCGGTGCGGTCGGGAGCACATTGAATTTCAAACCATTAGGGCCTTCCTGGCCAAAGCCGGGATCGCCGTGGCGGACGCGACCATCCGGGCCCAGCAATCGGCCGGCCGGCTCGGTGAGCGGGGCGAACCCGCCCCGTTGACGGACGGGCAGTTGGCGGAGATCCGGTCCTGCGTCCCGGCCGAACGCCCGGTGCCGGACAAGGGCATCCTCAAGCAATTTATGTTCTACACGGTCAACGACTTACGGGCCGTCGAGGCCTTCGAGATTTGGACCTGGACCCGGAGCGAAGAGGTTGCCCGGGCGATTGCCCTTAAAGAGTGGGCCCGGTGGAACAAAGGATCCGGCCGGAAGATGGTCGCCGTGTATCGGACGAAGGCCGAAGCCGTTTCCCACAAATAATGGGTCAGCAACCCGCTTATATCATCTCGTATGAAGAACATGAACAAAAACGAAACAACCTTCCGGGTCTGCGAGCAGTGGGGGTGGGTGGACGTCACCGTCTCCCGCACCGTATCCAAACGTGGATCCGTCATAATCACCCACACTTACCTTTCGGCGGACGGCCTCCGGGTAACCAAACGCGTCAACTAATATGAAACACTATTACATCCACTCCAACGTTGCGGGCATGTTCGTCGGCCCGTTCGCGGACCGGGCCCAAGCAATCGCCCACGACAAGCGGGTCCGGAAGATTTGGAACGACGGCAAACGCGAGATCCGGGCGGAGTCCACAGCCCTCCCGTCGGAGGACATCCTCTCCCCGGACGAGGACGTGAACCAGCTCGAGGAAATGCGGATGACGGACGCCCACGTTGCTTATGCCGCCAAGCACCGAATCGAGATTTACAACCTCGGTTGGGGCATTGGGGACAAGGACATTGCGAGCAAAACCTCCCACGGGATCCTGGTCACCGTCCGGGACGGGAACAAGCACACCCATCACTTCGAGGGAACGGATTAACATGAGCAACCCGATCAAAGACACAATCGAGGCGGGGATCGCCGCCGCCGGGGTGATCGCGTCCTCGAAGCTTTTCAACGCCTCCACCCTGGATCTGCTCCGGGCCGTGGGCAAGGTCAAAGAGCATCCGGTCCAGGGGCTCGCCGCCGTCCATACGATCGAAGTCGTGGACTCCGCCCTCACCGTCGAGGAATGGAACAAGCGCAAGGCCGCCGGGTGGAGGATGGATCCGTGGGGACACGGGCCCTACACGAACGGGTCCTTCACGTCCGCCGGGAAGGCGGTCGGGTGGCTGAAGAAGTTGCTCAAGAAACCGGGTTGGCCGGAGGCGACCCGGTGGGAAGTTTGGCGGGATATCAACGGCGGGGACAATTGGACCACCTACCTCGTTTCCCAGAAGTAATGGGCCTGCGACCCGCTTATATCAACCCGTATGACAAAAATGAAACAACGAACAATCACCTGGGCAATAATGCTCCAACCCTCGGGCCGGATGGTCGTGGACGCTCCTCCGACCGGGTTCAAATCCACCCTCAACCTTAGGAAGTCCACCCGGTTTGCCACCGAGGAGGAAGCCAAGGCCTTTATGAAGGACCGTGGGATCTTCCGCGGGATGGCGGTCCAAGTCGGATCCGGCAACCCGCTTACTCCGCCCGCCGCCCGGACCATACGAACGTTCGCTACAAAGGAAGAGGCCGATGCCTTCCGGGCCCAGGCCGGCGGGATCAGCGTCCGTTACAACAACGGATCCTCCTGCGGGAACCCGTGGACCGTCGAAGTGGACTCTTTCCCAAAATGAATGGGCCTGCGACCCGCTTATATCATCTCGTATGAAGAACATGAACAAAAACGAAACAACGGGCCGGGACGCGACCCTCCTCGGGATCGCCCGCGAAACCCTCCATTTGGAAACCCTCGACACCCGCCGTTCCGACGGGCTCGACTTTAGCGATCAAGCAGTTTGGCAGATCAAAGCCGCGCTCGAGGCCGCCTACGAAGCGGGCCGGGCCTCGGTGGTCCACGAAACGCACGGGCGCACCTACTCCGCCCAACTCGACGCCAAGCAAGTTCTCAAACGGAAACGGGCCTGACACCCGCTTATACATACCCGACGGTAAACAATTAACACAAACGAGAATATGGGCGCAACGAACATCGGAGGATTCAAAGTAACCAAGGGCACCGACCTCACCAAGTGGTATCGGGCCGCCGTGGACGGGGCAACCCGCGAATACGGGCAGGACCAATACAACGGGACCATCTCCACAACCCGCGGGATCAAAACGTCCTCCCAGGTTTTCAAGGACCGGGACGCCGCCGAGGATTACATTTGGGAAAACACCGAGAAGTGGGGCCCGGTCCTCGCCGTTACCGTTAAAACGGCCACCGAGGAGTATTGGCTT